CATTTGGTATCCCTGATTTTGACGAAGAAATCACAAAAGCACAGAACGATGTATTTCGCGATCTAAGAATTAGATGGTGGCCTACTTACACGGTTGGATTATATGATGTATCACGTGTAGCAACAGGTATGGTTGAACCAGACGACGATTTATATACAGCAAGTCAACTAACCAGAGCGTGTGTTTATCAAGCACTTGGTTTCCATGTATATCCTAAACTATCAAAATTTGATGTAGAACAAGATATCTTTGAAAGAAAGATGGAGTTCTATCGTAAAGAATACGAAAGAGAATTAGATTTAATTTTAAGAGATGGTGTAGAATATGATTTGGATAGTTCCGGAAACGTTGACGACAACGAAAAAGAACCCACTCATTACCTACGCCTAAAAAGGTAGTAGGTTATGTCAAACAGAGAAGATATTGTAAAAGATATTGAAGAAGTCTTGGGGGATATGGATAATCCTAAAGCAAGACTAATCACACGTGAACCGTTTGACCTAGACAAACTGGCACTTACACAATTTCCAGCACTACTGATTACAGCAGGTAATGAAACCCGTGAAGACAATTCAATGGGCGGTAATAGACGTGGTGTACTAGAAGTAAACATTAGAGGTTTTGTGCGTTCCGATGGAAGACAAGGGTTTGTTCAAAGCGTGGATCAAAAACGCAATGAATTGATTGAACGCATTGAAGAAACGCTAAACACTAACAGAGATAGAGAACTTGGTGCAACAAGGGCGGCAACAACACACGTCACGTCAATCGAAGTAATTGATAGAACTCCGCCATTAGGTGAGTTTGTAATGATTGCGGAAGTTCAATATTCATTTACTAAAGGAGCAGTATAATGCCTAAAATGAAATATATTAAAATGATTAAAGACGGTGCTATTGAATTGATTCAAGAGGATCGTGTAGAAAGATTTCTAGAAGTAGGTTATCAGATTTTTGATCAATCTAGTTTAGAAAAAAAGTCACCAGCAAAACGTGGTAAGAAAGATAGAATTACTGCCAACGCTCAAGTGACTTCAATCAAAGAGGAAGAAGCGGAAGAAGAATGGGATCCTACATCAGGTGAAGATTGGGCAGATTCAGAAGAGTCTGTTTACGCACCTGAAGGTGAACGTTTAATTGATGCAGATTCCAATAACGCTAAAGAGGAGAACTAAAAATGGCGACATACACAGGAGAAAACGGCCAAGTAAAAATTGGTGCAGATTCAGCAGGTGCAACTACTATCGCAGAAGTTCGTTCTTGGACGGTTGAACATACTAAAGATGTTATTGAAGACACGACCATGGGCGACGCGGCAAGAACTTATAAACACGGACTACATTCTTTTACAGGATCAATGGAAGTTGTTTATGATGATAGTCATGATGCATTGGATTCATTTAATCCAGATAATGATAGTGCTTTATGGGTTGAATTTTACCCATCAGCAAGTGCCGGCAACAAGTTTGTGGGAAACATTCTTGTAACATCAGTATCTAGAACAGCATCATTTGATGACCTAGTAACTGCAACGGTAAACTTCCAGGGAACTGGAGCATTAGATATTACAACTTATAGTGCATAAGGATTTGTAATGTTAGAAATACGTGTTAAAGGCACACGTCAGGCCATGAGGCAACTTGAACGAGAAAAAGATGCACTGATGACCACCATAGCGGAAGATATTAAGTCTGTTGCTGTTCGTAAGACACCAATAGACCAGGGACAAGCAAGACGAGGTTGGCGCCTTGAAAACGCTTATAAAGAAAAGCGTATAGTCAACCGCGTGCCCTATATTGACTTGTTGGAAAAGGGCCGCTCAAAACAAGCACCTAAAGGTATACTAGGGCCTACCGTTAGGGAGATATCTAGAAGGAGATATAAAATATGAGTAATGTGTTAGAAAACGCAAGAACGCACTTTAAAGGTAAACTTTCAGGCGAATTACAGAAGATTTCTGTTCCTGAATGGAAAACAGATGTGTATTTTAAAGGTGCACATCCATTTGCTGTAGAATCAAAAATTATTGAACTACAACAAGCAGGTAAAACGGTAGAAGCATTAGTTGAAAGTGTTATTATGAAAGCATTGGATCCAGAAGGAAAACCAATGTTTAATAAATTTGACAAAAACACACTAATGAACGAAGTTGATCCTAGTGTTTTAATGAGAGTTGCCGCGGTGCTAAATTCAGCAACCTCAGATTATGAGGCCGTTGAAAAAAACTAAAAGAGGACGTTGAACTTCAACTCATTGTGCGTATAGCAAAGGAGTTGGGGAAAAGCATAGAAGAAGTATTGCAATTCACCGTCCTAGAAATAAACATTTGGGCCGCATGGTTCAAAATGGAAGCGGAGGCAATGAAAAGTGGCAGAACAAACGTTAATAATCCGCGCCGTAGATAAAGTATCTAAGACGCTTGGTAATATAGACAAGCGTTTAGGCGGATTAAACAAAAATGTAAAAAACCTTGATAGAGGGTTCGGTGGTCTTGCGACTAAGGTTGCCGCAGTTGGTGCCGCTATAGGAACGGCCTTTGGAATAAAAAAGATCCTACAAGTAAGTTCAGAAGTTGAACAATTAGGATTAAGATTTCAATTTTTATTCCGTAGTGTAGACGAGGGTAATAAGGCATTTGATGTTTTATTAGACTACGCTTCCAAAGTTCCATTCACACTTCAACAAATTCAAGCAGGTGCCGGCAACCTTGCTGTTATATCCAAAGACGCAGAAGAACTTGGTAAGAACTTAGGTATTGTAGGAAACGTGGCCGCGGTCACAGGTATTGATTTCCAAACAGCATCTGAGCAGATACAAAGATCATTCAGTGGTGGTATAGCGGCGGCGGAAATATTCCGTGAAAGAGGTGTTAGAGCACTACTTGGATTCCAAAATGGTGCAACGGTCACAGCAGAAGAAACACGTAAACGTTTTGAAGAAGTGTTTGGACCTGATGGACCATTTGGTAATGCCACACTTGTATTAGCAAATTCCTTTGATGGTATTACTTCAATGATACAAGATAAACTATTCAAGTTCCAATTGGCACTTGGTAGACAGGGTGGATTATTTGATTTTGCCAAGGCCGCACTTAAAACACTTGATACAGAACTAGAAAAATCATTTGGTAGTATTGAACAATTTGCCGCACAAGCAGGACAAAAGATTATTGAAATAACACTTTCGGCACTAAGAGGCACGGCAGATATAATTGATTTTGTTGTACCAGTGTTTGCAATGGTTGCTAAAGCAATGGGTGGACTGATTGATTTTATTGGTAGTCTACCTCAAGGAATGAGAGAATTAGGTATCATAGGATTCTTCTTGTTAGGTCGTAGAGGTAAACTACTTGTGTTATTGTTTGGTGCTGTATTTGATACTATTAGAGAAGGTCTAGGTTATCTATTACAGGGTTTTGCAAAACTTAACCAAGGACTTGTTTGGATATTAGACAAGTTAGGATTGTTAAGTGATGACAAATTAGCAAATGCTAATAAAAATATCGCCGAATTTAATGCTATGGCCGAAAGACTTAAAACACCTTTATCAGAATTAAATGCGGAAGCAGAAAAACAACCGGAGACTTGGGGTAATGTCAGAACAATCCTAGAAGAGTATCTTAGCAAACTTGAACAATCAGGGTTATCATTAAAAGCACAAGAAGAACAAATGAACAAGTTGATTACAGCAACTGGTTCTAAAAATATTGAAGAAGCAACATTTAAATCAACGGTTGATAAAACATTAGAAAGCATTGAAAAACAAAAACAAAAAATTCAAGGCATGACCGTTGATCAAGAACTTGCTGTTGAACTTGAAAAAATAAAATTTAGTGAACTTCAAAAACAAGCGGATGCACTTGTTGAACAAGGAAAATTAGCAAGAGAAGTTGCAGATGCAGAATTAAATTCTGTTAAAAATGCCATTAGAAAAAATATTGAACTTGATAGACAATTAGAAAAACAAAAAGAATTAGAAAAACTTCAAAAAGATGTAGAAAATGTTGTTGGTAGTTTAGGTCTTGCTGGTATGGAACGTTTTGATCCTGAAAAAGTAAGACAAGCAGAACAAATTAAAACAATTGAAGATGGTATCAAAGAAAAAATCCTTACAGAAGAAGAAGGTGCCAGAGCAATTGAAAAAATTAAATTAGATAGTCATAGAAGACAACTGGAAAACGAAAAGGCAAATATTCGTAAGAATATTGAATTGATTAAAAATGGTCAATTTGAAGCACTAGATTTCCAAAATATGACACAAAAAGAAAGACTTGGAACAGCAGTAGGATTTTCCAAGGATATGCTTGGTGTCGTTGCACAACAAAATGAAAAAGCATTCCAAATAATGAAAGCATTAGCAATAGCAGAAGCATTGGTTAATGCCAAAGCATCAGTGGTTGCCGCATACAAATTTGGTAGTATGTTTGGTGGACCAATTGGTGGTGCTATCATGGCAGGACTTGCTATTGCGGCAACAGCATCACAGATAGCGGCAATTAGATCACAGAAATACACAGGACCAAGAGAAAAAGGTGGTCCGGTTGGTCCAGGACAATCATATTTGGTAGGAGAAGGAGGACCTGAAATTTTACAAATGGGTCCTAATGCCGGCAGAATTATTAGCAATGATGACGCATTTGGAAATCAAGGAGTCAACGTTAACTTTAACATAACAACCACGGACGCAAGAGGTTTTGATGAACTCCTAGTTGAAAGACGTTCAACCATTGTTGGTATAATTAATCAAGCAATGAACACACGTGGTAGAACAGGAGTCACAGCATAATGGCATACATAGGATTTTTTCCAGTAGATAACGGATTTACAACAGCACGTTTTAGACAACAAACACAAACTAAAAAAACTGAAGCGGCAAGTGGTAGAATTATTAGAGCAACAAATTCAACAACTAGGTACAGAGGAACATTACAATTTCCCCCAATGACCTTAGCAGAATTTAAACCTGTTATGGCATTTGTTGCACGTTGTCAAGGTATGCTAAATGAATTTGATGTTATTATTCCAACCATAAGTTATACAACAGGTGTAGCAGGTCAAACAATTACGGTCACAGCAGATGCAAGTGCAGGTGATACAAGCGTGGATATTCAATCAAATTCAACCAGTGGCACAATACTTAAAGCGGGTGATGTTATACGTTTTTACAATCATACCAAAGTATA